TCGTCTGTCAGCAATCCCACAATCTCTTTGCCTTGAAAGAAATCCTCTGGTTTGTGTTCCTCCCGTGCAGGTAAAGAGCAAGGGATGCACGGCTCTAGAGATCTTTGTACACACTCATCGTCGGGATATTGTTGTGTGTCATCCACTGGAATAAGAGGATCCCATGTTGTGTATTCCATATTGGTGTCCAAATATCCCTCCACATCATCAAGCACAATCAACACATTTTCCTCCTGGAGTTCCATGTTGGATACCATCACAAATGCCTCGTATGAAGTCAGGGAATCTCCAAGCTCAAATGTAGGCTCGACCTGTTGGACTGCATTTTTCAACTGCTCAAGCAACAGACGTCCTTCATCTAGCGACGTGTTGGTTCCTGCAAGAGTGGAATAGAACATCAGCATTTCCTTGATAGAACGTCCTTCAAAGATCATTATTTACAGATGCAATACTTTAAAAATCTGAATTTTTACGCATCAATCCTATTTATGTCCTTTTATTAACTTCACCCCATTGTTATCCTCTTCATCATCGTTGTCAGTTCGCGCACGATCTTTAGAAAACTTCCAGAAAGATCTAGAACCCATTCTGAAATCATCACGCATCTTTGCGCGGAAGTGAAATACGCAATCTTCTACGTTATTTGATAATTTTGTATTATCTAGAACGAGAACTCCATAATCTTCCGTGCACGCATTAAGAACTTTGTTGAAATCTTCAAATGTCTCAAAACATCCAAAAAACATGCTATATAGACGCCACCTGTTTGCTTGGATTGCCTCACGACACACGAACAACACGTCTATGTTGGCGCGAATTGCAGGAGGACCAAGATCTGCAACATATTGAGAGCTGAATATCAAAAATATACTGAGGTGCCGTCCATTCATGAAGATGAATCTCATCACTGGCTTCTTCATGATCGAAGAATCAAAAGCAAGATCATCTAAAACAACAAATACCTTCCCCATGTTTCCTTTTTTGGATGCCTTCTTCTGTCTTTCCACCAACTTCTCCAATGCAGGGCCATTAAAGTCATCAAAAACAAAAATTTCTGGAATAAACTGGCTAAAATATCCATTCCCTGCTTCTGTTCCCGACATAACAAGACCACATGGCAACGCGTGCCGTTTGTAGTAAAGAAGATCCTTTATGATAACGGACTTTCCGGATCCTCGCCTGCCAACGACGCCCACAATAGCCCCATTGGAAATAGTGTTCGGGTTGAATTCTCTGATAGATATAGACATATTAACTAAATAAATCATATAAAAACCAACAAATTAACGTGCCATTAAAATATTACCATATGTAAATGGCTCCTAAGAATACTATTTTTGATGATATACTCAACAATACCGCAACAAATTTTGATGTAAACAGCAGCTCTAACAACTTTGGTTCAAATGAGTATGGGACAGATAACTACGGATCTACTGACTTTGGATCGAATGACATGGGAGATACCTTTGGAGCAGATAACGCTGCTGTTGCAACAGCGGCAATCGCATCACCATCAATCGTGTCTAAGATTGTGTCCAAGGTCCAAGGCACAACCGGGATAACGCCCAAGAAGATCATCATTATCATACTCGTCGTTCTTGTCGTACTTGCACTATTATATGGCATTTACTATTTCTTCTTCAGAGGGAACAAATGTGAATACAAAACTCGTGAAAAAGATCCCAATGGCAATTGGAAATGTCCGGAAGGAATGGTGGACACGGGGCGCAATTGGGAAGACGATAGTGGAGAATCCCAGTGTGCTTCGTCACAAGAATGTGTAGACTATCTTGGACCGCTCCCAAACAAATGCACATATTCAATGCGCATTCCGAAGGGAGATTCCTTTATATGTCCAGATGGAATGACCGACACGGGACGTGGGTTGGAGCACGTCGATGGAGACAAACAATGTCAGACTACATCATGTCCACCTGCAGGCCCCCCCGTTCTTAAACCAGGTGAAACATCGTGCACGTATGTTACCAGAGAGTCTACCAGCGAAGGGCCAAAATGTCCCAAGAACACTGTGGACACAGGTCGCGGTTGGGAGCATATAGATGGAGAGAAACAGTGTGCTTCCAATAAGAAATGTGCCGATGCACTAGGACCCATACAACTTGCACCTGTCAATGTGGTATGCACCTCTTTGCAGAAAAATGTAGACGGAAAGTGCGTGTGTGACGAAAGCAATGGAGTCGTGGCTAAAGACGGGACGTGTGTGTGCAAAGAGGGGTTTTCATGGGATGGAACAAAGTGTGTCCAAAACATTTGCCCCCCAAAACAGGTGATCATCAATGGAAAATGCGACTGCGCCCCTGGTTACGTCCGTGACACTAAAGGAAATTGTGTCTGCGCCAAGGGGTATCGTTTTGATGGGTTTGGGTGCTCTCCTATACCTGTCATACCTACGCCAAAACCTCCGAAGCCTGCTCCAGCGCCTGCTCCAAAACAAGCGCCAGATGGCATGGTCATGCTGCCTGGAACTGTCACCAAGCTTGGTGAGGGAAACAAAGTCTATCTTAAATACAAAGATCCTACTGACAGGGTAAGAACACCCGCGCCAATGATAAACAAATGGGGATTTGTCAAGGGGGATGTCATCACCGTCACCATGAAGAATTTACCACCATACTCTTTTGTTGATGCGGTGAAGGGAAACAAACCCACACCAGGCCCCAAACCAGTTCCTGGTCCAAAACCTGCTCCTGGGCCCAAACCTGCTCCTGGGCCAAAACCTGCTCCGGGACCAAACCCTGCTCCGGGGCCTGCTCCAGGCGGTCAGTGTTCTGGGATAGAAGGTAGTGATCCATTTGGCAACGATCAGGAAGCCTTTTTCTTTCAATGCGAACCAGGGAGAACCCAACCAACGCAAATGCCATGTGCTGAGGGGACGGTTTGGGACACATCAGTAGGAGTGTGTAATTTTAAACGATGAACAGTTTTATTTTTTTTTAAATGTATATTTTTATACTCATAGATACGCGTTTATATGTGTATAAAAATATGTCTCAATCATACATGGGTGCAGATAAATCTACTCCCACTGAGCGGAAGCGGGCATTGATATCAGGAGTCACTGGCCAAGATGGAGCGCTCTTGACGGAACTGTTGTTGTCCAAGGGATATGAGGTGCACGGCATCAAACGCCGATCCTCACAACTTAACACACAACGCATCGACAAATTTTACGAGGACCCCCATGTTGACCGCCGTCTGGTCCTGCACTATGGAGATCTTTCCGATGGCACCAACCTCACCTGCATCGTGCAACAAGTGCGTCCCCATGAAATCTATAACCTGGGTGCACAGAGCCATGTGGCAGTGTCGTTCGAGTGCCCAGAGTACACAGCTGATGTGGATGGCCTAGGGACCCTGAGATTGTTGGAAGCCATTCGCATCTGCGGTCTCGAGCGCCATACAAAGTTCTACCAGGCATCCACGTCAGAGCTGTACGGAAAGGTGCAGGAGGTGCCACAACGCATCACCACGCCATTTTACCCTCGCTCTCCTTACGCCGTCGCCAAGTTGTATGCCTACTGGATAACCGTCAACTACCGTGAAGCATACGGCATATATGCCTGCAACGGGGTGCTGTTCAATCACGAGTCACCGCTCCGTGGCGAGACATTCGTGACACGCAAGATCACGCGCGCACTGGCACGCATCAAACTTGGCCAGCAGACCTGTCTCTACCTCGGCAACCTGGAGGCACGGCGCGACTGGGGGCATGCACGCGACTTCGTGGAAATGCAGTGGCTCATGCTGCAACAGGAAGAGGCACGCGACTATGTCATCGCCACCGGTCGCCAGTACTCAGTGCGCCAGTTTATAGAAGCAGCATGTGCAGTGCTAGAGATGCCGGTGGAATGGTACGGAGAGGGTGTGGATACCAAGGGTGTAAACCCAGTCACTGGGGATGTCTTTGTAGAAGTAGACCCGCGCTACTTCCGCCCCACGGAGGTTGAGACGCTGCTGGGTGACCCAAGCGATGCAAAAAACAGACTGGGTTGGCAGCCAAAAACTACCTTTAATGAGTTGGTGAAAGAAATGGTGGAGGCGGACCTTCAACTGGCGCGGCGTGATGAACACTCGTCGAATGGCGGTTTCCAGGTGTATACCAAAGACAATGCAGAACAATAAATTACAACATTCTTGACTGGTCTATGGGATCGGTGAGGATCCCACTTCCCCCCATAGCAGTATCTACTTTGTAGAAACCACTGTCCAAGCTGAGATTTCCGCTGAAATTTTCCTTCTTAACGACGATGACCTTCTTGGTTTTCTTCATGAAGAAGAACACGGCAGCCGCGATAATGGCGGCAACTACCAGGTACATAAGGAGATGCTTCATCTGCATGATTATACTGTAATCTAATATTATTTTCTATCATGCATATCGACAAATTCATGGATAAATTAATCTCTCAATCCCATATACCAGAATACACAACATGTCTTTTAGAAGTGAGTTAATCAAGATGATTGAGTGCCATGTCTCGATTATTGATCATCACAAGTACAAGATCACCGATGTCATGAAAACTCATTTTGTATCGTTCATAAATGAGTTCTTCAAGTGTCATGTTGGTTCTAATGATGTCGACTACAAGCTCACTCCAAACTTTTTGTATGCCGAAATGGACGACATTCGTGTGATGATTGCAGCCGATGCTTCAAAGGAATTCAAAATTCCAGGATTTAATATTTCAATGCGCGAGCCTGTAGAGGCATTCATCCTAATTGGAGAGTCGGTTTGTTACGACTCTGTACTGATGAGGCGTTTCCGACATGTATCCGCAGGCGCACAAGTAGAGACTTTCCCTACATATGTGGGAAAGGTACTGCCAATTGTCGCACCTGTTGCAGAAAATGAAACTGTTCGTGATGTACACATATTGGCACCTGCTTCAACCCCTACCACTCCTGCCCTAGTCTTCAATCCACCCCCTTCTTCAACTCCCTCGCTAACCTTTACTCCCACTCCTCTCACCTCCCCGCCGATCTTCAATCCAACTCCTCCTACCACTCGCCCAATGACATTCAGCACTCCTCTGGCAACTCCTCTGGCAACTCCTCTGGCAACTCCTCTGGCAACTCCTCTGGCAACTCCTCTGGCAACTCCATCTACCTTCAATTTTAATTCTAAACCCACAAGCACACCAACAACGTTTTCTACCTTCCCTTCACCAGGGACTTCCCCCGCACCATCAATGTTTAACAGTCAGCCAACGGGCGTGATCTCTGCATTCTCCACTCCACCATCGACAGCATCTGGATTCAATTTCACCCCAAAACCCGCTATCAACCCATTCAATACCTTTTCGGCAAAAACAGTAAACACATTTGGTCGCGCTGATTCGGTATCATCAATTTCTTAGTTGCCGTCTTTCTAAATTCCTTGACATATCTTGTATGAATGCATCTGCAACTTCACATGTAACAGTCTGAATCAATAACATATTGGCACATATCAACATACACGCATCAATAATGTAGTTGCCGCCTTTCAAAATGCTTAGACATATCTTGTATGAAAGCATCGGCAACTTGTCTGTCGACATGAGATAGCACGCATATGTGAGATCTCTTCCCAACAGTTGCCAGCGACCACTTCTTGATGATATCGGCAGACGGGGAATTGAACACAAGGACAGGAGATCTATCATTCTTCCATGGCTCACTCACAGGGGCACATTCCCACAGACGGTGGTACACATACTCGGTCATATCAAGACAAATTTCGACGTCCTTTTTCAGATCGACGGTGTCAAAAAATTCATTCAAGAAAATTGCAGTATGACCGCTTCTGCTACCACTGATGGTGACATCCCGCTGTGCTATAACTTCTTCATAATTTTCAACATGCTCGACATGCTCCTTGTTGGACATGAATACGCCTCCCGGGAAAGGAACCCCTGGCCATTTGTGCGCACTGACGCTTATGGAATCCATATACTTGTAATGATCAT